CTATAATATCAATATCTTCACCTGGATCACCGTCTATTAAACCAGTAATTATATCAATTCCGCCATATGGTGCGCTTATTAATACGGCATTTGGAACATCTTTACTAGAACCAAATCTAGCAATACCTCCATCGGATCCAATTGTAATATCAGATTGGACTATCAAATCCATAGAAGATGAAAGTAATGCGATAGTAGAAGTATTACTACCAAGTGTAAGTATTCTTGCCCCAGAAACCCCAATATTAATATTAGAGTTAGAATTATCACAACCAATATTTATTGGTCCTATACTTGCATTAATATCAATTTCTTTTACAGTTTGAATATCTAATCCTCCATTAATAGCATTTAATACAATTGAATCACTTACTGCTTCATTAGAAGTCAAGTTGATTGACATTGCTGATACAATATCAATATCATCAGTAGTATCTATACCAGATGATATAATATCAATACCACCATTAATAGTATTAATAGTAATAGCATCACCAACATTTTCGGTAGATTTCAAATTAATAGATGAGCCTGTTGCTGTAATATCAATATCTTCACCAGCAGTTCCGATAGCATCAATATCAATACCACCAGCTGATGTTTTAATGGTAATTGCGTCTGGAACATTTTCATTAGATAATAAATTAATTGAAGTTGTAGATGTAATATCAATATCATTTCCAGAAGTAATATCAATACCACCCAAAGTTGCTATCATTGTAATTGCATCAGCAATATCTTCTGTAGATATTAAATTAATAGAAGAACCGTCTGCTCTAATATCAATATCCTGACTAGCAGTTCCAGTACAACCAATATCAATACCACCTTGAGATGCTATCATTGTAATCGCATTAGTAGAATTTTCGGTAGATAACAAATTAATAGCTGTTGCTGATTGAATATCTATGTCATCATTAGAATTAGTTCCGAGTGATATAATATCAACACCGCCGTGTAAGGCTTCGAATGTAATTGAACTAGCATTGAATTGTGTTGCTGTTAATTTAATAACTTGTGTTTCAAAATTAAGAGTTTCAGAAAACCATGAAACATAAGATTGAGTACCACCAACAACAATTGATCTTTGACCTGTTGTTCCAATATTAATATTAGCGGTACTTGAATCTGTTCCTATATTAATAACCCCATTAGTAGAATTAATATCAATATCATCGTATGTAGTCAAATCAAATCCTCCTGCTGTAGATTGAATAGTAATTGCATCTTTAACGGACTCAGTTGAAAGTAAATTAATCGATGAACCATTAGCGGTAATATCAATATCTTCACCAGCAGTCCCAGTACATCCAATATCAATACCCCCAAGAGTTGATGTAAGTGTAATTGCGTCGGGAACATTTTCAGTAGCAACAATATTAATCGAACACCCATTTGCAGTAATGTCTATATCTTGATTAGCAGTTGCTCCATTAGCAATTATATCGATACCTCCACTAGTTGTTGTAAGTACAATAGCATCAGGAACATCTTCATCTGCGGTAATATTAATAGAATTGTATGCTCTAATATCAATATCATCATTATCAGTACCACTAGTAGAAACTATATCAATACCTCCATTTATTGCGGTTAAAACTATCGCATCTGGGACATTTTCATTAGCAGTCAAATTTATCGAAGTTGTAGATATAAGATCAATATCATCATCGGCAGTATTTCCAGAAGAAACTATATCAATTCCACCACTATTGGCTCGTAAAATAATAGCATTAGGAATATCTTCATTTGCGACAAGATTAATAGAAGTTGTAGATGTAATATCAATATCATCACCTAAGTTGGTTCCTGTAGAAACAATATCAATACCTCCATTGGTAGCAGTTATATCAATCGCATTACTAACACTTTCTTTTGCAGTAATATTAATTGATGCTTCTGCTATAATATTAATATCATCAGCAGCAGTTGTTCCCAGTGCTTTAATATCAATACCTCTGGCACTTTGTAAAAGAAAATCTCTATTATTTTTTTCTTGTTTAACTCCATAACAAAAAATTTCATTAAGTTCCATATCACCATAAACTTTATTTCCATAAATATCTACATCTAATCCTACGATATGTCCAGTAATATTATTAACTTCAGGGGCATAAATTAATCTATTATCTGATTCTCTATATCCTATAAATCCTTCTTTAGCAACACTACTTTCATTATGTTTAAAATTTATACCTCTATCCATTCCATCATTTTCCACACCAGTAACACCTCCTATTACAAATATTGGATCAGATAACGCAAATGTTTGAGTATCAAATATTTTCATTGTAGTATTATCCATTCTTAAATCTATATTTTGGAATATCCATCTATTATTACTGGCGTCAAAATGAACTTTATTATCAATATGTGTACCTTGCCATGTCCATGTTAATCCTTCAGAAAAAAATGTACGAGCACCTATATTATCGGCTGGATTATTAACAATATCAGAACCAGCAGGTTTTAATGTTAATTTATGACTAATACCTTGTGTTTCCCATATGTCTGCGGTTGACCTCCATTTAATAAAATTTCTGGATTCTTGTCCATACCACAAACAATTATTTCCAACATCTAAAGTGAATCCTGACATTTTTGTAACATTTAATAAATATGTATCAACTTGATTTCCAAGAAACAATTTATTTTTTATTTTTTTTATTGTTCCCGTTTCAGTTACTTCGATATTTTTAAACTTACCTGTTGAAACTGTAGTACCAGAACTTCCACCAGTTGATCCTTTACTTCCTGATGTTGGCCCGCCACCCATAAGTGGTGGGGCTTCGCAATAAATAATGCATTTATCGTCAGCCATGTTAAATATACATTATAATTATATTAAATTTTTACAATATTCAATATAATAATAATAAATGGGACTGGAAAATAATAAAATTGTTATTATAAATAATCTAAATCAACACATTGTAAGTGTCTTTAAAACTATCTAAAGTCATAATTGGTATATTATTTTTTCTAGCCTTTTTTACTTTACTACTATTGGAATTAATATCTCCTACAATTACTACTGTTACTTTTTTGTTAAAAGAATTTAAAACTAGACCACCATTTTCTGTAATATATTCTTCAAGTTTTTTATCTCTAACACCAGTAAATAAAGCATTAATTTCTCCTAATTCACTATCTTCGCTATCTTCACGTTTACGTTTATTTCCTGGTTTTTGAATTTTTATTTTAGGATGTTCTTCAATAAATAGTTTGAACATAGGTAAATTTGTAATAAATTTAGATGATGTAGTTGGAGCAAATCCATTAATATTATTAATCAATTCAATTAATTCGTCATCAGGCGCTTCAAGTGTAAGAATATTAGGATATTCATTAAGAATTATATTAAATTTCTTTTCACCTAAACCTACTCCAAAAATATTACTAGCATCCATAACTCTACTTAATGGAACATTTACTATTGATATTTGGATACTATTATATAATTTTGTAGCCTGTTTATCTTTAATTCCGTCAAATTTAAGAAATTGTTCTATTGTAGCGTTTAAGAAATCATTAATACTTTCAAATCCATTATCTACCATTCGTTTAATCAATCCTTTACCTAAAAATTTAGTTTCAATTTTTTTAAAAAAGTGAGTGATTCTTCGAATAAGAACATCATTATTATCATCAATATTATCAAGTATGATTTCAACTTGTGTTTTATTCCAATGAAAATCAATATTAGGAAATTTTGGTTCAGTTGCTGGTTTAATAGTTTCAAGTATTTTAGGAATAATACCTCCACCTAAAGTTAATTTAATAATAGCACCTGGTCCAAGCATATAATTTTTAACAAATTTTGCGTTATGTCCTGTTAGATAATTAATTGTAATTCCACCAATAATAACAGGTTCAATTAATACTCTAGGAGTTAATTTTCCATGTTTAGAAGCATTCCATTCAACATCAAGAATTTTAGATTCCATAATATGATCGGAAATAATCATTTTAAAAGCAAATCCATATTTTGGATTTCCACTAGTAATTCTTTTTTGAACTAGATCTTGAACAATGATAATTCCATCAATTTCATATTTTGATTTATCTCGTCGTTTTGTAAGCATATTACTTAAACTTTCATTTGAAATGGAACTAAAATTTTTATTAAAAACAGTTTTAAATCCTAAATTTTTGGCAAATGTAAGACCATCACTTTTTTTAAGTCTAGGTTCAAGAACATCAAATACAACAAAATCAGTATCTTTAACTATATCAATCTTAAGACTTTTTTTAGAATTAACTACACCATTTGTTAATGACCGAGAATTTTTCATATTATATTTTTTAAAATTTTCTTTAGACATAATAATTTCCCCCCTCAAACAAATCTCTTTTTTAGGTATTTTTTTTTTAATTTCTGGAAATAAATATGGGATAAGATGTGATATATCTCTACCAACCTTACCATTACCACGTGTATATAGACGTGTTTTCCATCCATTTTTATCTTTAAAATAATGAAACATACCAGATGTTCCATCTAATTTATCACTAATATTGTATGGTCCATTATATTTTTTTAGATAATTATTCAAAGCAGATGTATCAGGTTTAATTTTATCCATACTTCCCATCCAAAAAGGTAAATTAACTTTATCATCAGTTGAAACGGGAGCCCCCACATCTTGAAGTACAAAATTGTTAGGATCTCGTTTAATAAGAAGTTGTCTTAAAATATCGTATATTTCATCACTAAAAACTTCTTTAGAATTATGATATTTATAATTAGCATATTCAATAACTTCAGCTAATTTTTTAACTGAAAGTTTATTACCATACGTATATGAATCTTTAATAAGATTAGATATAATCTGTTCCATATCAATTCCTTGTTCGACACTCATTATGATATTATAGTTAATATATAATATTATAATCAATTTTATTTTTAAAAAACTACATTATATTATTAAGTGCACAATTTCCGAATAATTGTGTTAAACAATCTTCGGTAAATTCGATATTTTTAATACAATTATCTCTTGTGGTTCCAGCTATTCGTCCTTTAATACATTTTTCTTTATTACATTCTTCGATAAGTGTTTTAAGTGTAATTTTATTAATACATTTAGATGTACAATATTTTTTGTGATTGTTTTCTGCTATTTTTTGAAATAATAATTTTAGTTTGGGATCAGTTCTACATCCTTGGGTACAAAATATGCCACGTTCCAAAGATTCTTTTTCTTCTTTACGTGCTCTTTCTGCTAATTCTTGAAAAGCATTAAATTTTTCAATTTTTTTATAAAAAACTATAGAACATAAAGCAAAACAAATAATAAGTCCTAAAATTAATTCTTGATTTTCATTTATAAAATTCTTAAGATACTCTATCATTATAATATAAATTAAGTAAAGATATTTTATAATCTTTCATTATCATAAAATAATTTGTGAATATGTAATGGAAGTTCTTTTGGTCTCCCAATACGAAGAGCCCTCCCGATAACTTGTTTTTCTAAATCTTCTCGTAATTTATGATATAAGATAACATCAGTTGCAGTTGGTAAATCAATACCAGCACCATTATGTTGAGAATTTAATAAAATTACATCAACTTTACCACTTTCAAAATCTCTCAAAATTTTAGCAACTGTATTAGTATTACCTTTCAATCTCTTACATCGTTTCTTAATGTGTCTATCTGTTTGTAATAGTCGTTCAAATGAATTAAATGACTCGTAATGATTAGAAAAAATAATAAATTTTCCTTTAGGTTTATTTCTAATAATTTTAAGAATAGTTTCATCTTTTCCCATTGGTTGGTCATTTGACTTAGATTCCTTTTCATCTGATTCATTAGATTTATTAGTAGTAATTTGAGTCATTTTAGTTAAATCAATCGGTGTTTTACAAAGTGGGCAAGGAGCAATACCTCTTCGATAAGTTCTACTTCTAACTTGAATCCATTGTAATACACAATTTCCACAAAAAATATGTGTACATGCTAGGCATACTGGATCAGTATAATCCATACAACAAATTCCACATTCTTGTTTATCAAAATTAGTCACTCTTTCAGTAATACTTTGTAATTGAGAATTATATCTATTAATTTCATCATCAATACGTTTCAATCGTTCTACTTTATCTCTATCATTAATAAAATTGTTATTAGCAATATATTGTCTTTGATATTCTTCACGTTGTAATTTACGACGAATATTCTTTGTCAATACATCAATAATTTCTTCACCAGTTCCGCTACGACCACCAAGTTCCCTAATAGCTCCATCAAAATTATTAGCATTAATCATTTCCAGAACAGTACTGGAAATAAAATTAGATATGCGTGAAATATAAGATATCGGAGCGATACAATTATATACAGTTTCTGATTTATTAACACCTCTAAATAGTTCAGTATAATATTCTTCATTTCTTTCAATGACGAATCTTTTCATAAGATCAAGTGAATAATTTTTAAAAATATTTTTGATAAGGCCATTATTCCTTGGAACTTTTAACGATTCCCAAGTAGCAGTTATAAACCAAGCAAATCTATATTTTACAGTTCTCATATCGGGACATCTGATACTATCGGCTTCATCAATAAAAATTCTATGCCAATACAATGACTTTGAAATAAATTTATACATATCACAAAATTTACAATAAAAAGATGATGATACAAGAATAACTTGTATTTCTTCATTATCAATTAAATTACATAAATTTTTTGTAATACTTTGATTATCTGTATCTTGAATATTAATAAGATTATTCATATCACTATTCGTTTCAATAAATTTAGCTCTTAAAGTTGTTTGTTTTTGAATTGTATTTTTCCATTGTCTAAAAACACCACCTTGTGGAACAACAATTAAATTACAATTAACATATCTAATACTTGTATCATGTTTTATAAAAATATTGCCATCAGAATACATATTTTGTCTATATTTCCTAATATAAAATTCATCATTACTATCACGATTGAATACATTCCTCATTTCATATTGATCATTTTCTGAATTGTAATATTCCTTTTGTTTATTATAATTCATTTTATCTCTAGCAATTAACCCTAATGATATCAGAGTTTTTCCACTTCCTGGATCATTACCTAAAATACTAAAATTAGTATTAATTATATATTTACCAGAACTACGAAATGGACTACGATAATATTCATTATTATGTGGTCTATTATCATTATATTGATGATTATAAACAATTTTTTTTTTAATTTCTCTTTCTTCCATATCATTAATTGATAGCAATTGATGACTAAATAATTTTACCGAAATTTGTTCAACTGTCATATTAAATATTTTTATTAAATATATTTATATTTATTAAATAAAACTTATTATTTTCTATTTTATTTTTATTTTATCCATTATTTTTCGTTTATGTGTTAATATTAATCTACATTATGTTTAATGAAAAACAAAATTGAATTTGGAATTATTTTAAATTAAAGATAAAAAGCATAATTAAATTAAAACAATAATCAAAATGACTACTGAACAACCTACTGAACAAACTACTGAACAAACTGTTGAACAAACAGTTGAACAAACAGTTGAACAAACTGTTGAACAAACCACGACCGCACCAACTTTTACTGGGCGTGTTAAATGGTTTAATAACCCTCGTGGATATGGATTTCTAACTTATAGAGATGCAGATGGTACTGACAAAGATGTCTTCATCCATTATTCTGCTATTAATTGTCAAAGTGATAATAGTTTTAGAACTCTTACTCAAGGTGAATATGTCAGTTTTTCTCTTGCTGACTCTAACAAACCAGGAAAACTTCAAGCATCAAATGTTACTGGTGTAAATGGAGGACCACTCTTATCCGAACAACGCGCTCAAAATCGTCAAAATGATAATCGTGGTGATCGCGGTGATCGTGGAGATCGTGGTGATCGTGGTGGTCGCCGAACTGGTGGTCGTGGTCGCGGTGGATATCGTGGTGATCGTAATGATCGTAGTGGAAATGGTCGCAGACCACGAATCTATGACCAATCTGGTCAAGACCAATCTGGACAAGACCAATCTGGTCAAGACCAATATGTACAAGAATAAACTAATCAATATCCCTACTGAGTAATTTTTTAGCTCTTCTTAATTTTGTTCTAAATTTATCTAATTTAGCCCTTTGTTCGCCAATTACACCAGGTTCTTCTAAAATAGTTGCAATAAAAATTTCATCTTTAGAGGTGATTTCAAATAAATTTGTATAAATTTGTTTTTCAATATTAGAAATTAAATAATACATTGTCATTTTAGGTATTTGATCACAAAAACTATATTTGACTGTATTAAAATATTGGTTAATTAAACTTTTAATTATATTAATATCGCTAGGATTTTTATATTCTTTGAACATTTTCTTTAAATTTTCTAAGAAAACTTTATTTTCTGTCCAAATATAGTTTTCTTCGATCTTAATTAGATTAAGAACATTACTTTTTAAAACTTCTTGTTGTCTATTAATCTTATTTTCAATTCTCCCTTCAATAATTTCAACCAATTTAGGAAATCTACTGAATTCTTTTTCAGCCAATATTTTAGATGTTAATTCGATTAATAAGAATGATATATCAGTAATTAATTTGAAACATGGTTCTTTAAGAAGTTGAATATATTTATATTCTCTGATACCTTTCTCAAGAATTTCAATTGAAAAGATACTGAAATCCATATGATTTCCACTACAATTTTTAACTAATTCATGTAATTGTTCATT